TGTTCGAGGTGCCCTTAAATGACTCAAGAAGTGCTCGCGCACGATCTGCTGATCGTCAGTTGAAAAACCGAGTAGCACACGCCTCTCGTATCGCGCTTTGGGGCCATTCTTTCGCACACGTTCGGTCGTCCCGTCTTGATGCACGTGCGCAATGCGCGACACACGCCCCACAAACCCCACGCTCACAGCGTTGGGACTGGCGCTGACCTTGAAGAACTTGGCCTGCCGCAACTTGGCGAACATCTTCGCGCGTTTGACGCGCCCGGACTTCTGCCGCAGCTGCTGCTTGCGCGGTGCATAAGGTGAGCCATCGGGCGCTTGCTGCTTGCCGATGCGCTGGCTCTGCGAGCGTCTCAGTTCCGTTCCGATCTTGCGTGCCAGGCTGCGGCGTTCACCGGGCTGCAGGCGGGCCAGCAGCGGAGCGGCCCAGTTCTCCAGCGCGGTCAGCTCATCCATGTGGGATCGATCACCGGCTCGGGCGCATGGGTGATGTCATAGCCGCCGCCGTCTTTCGCGGTCACGATCACGCGTTCGGTCAGCGGCAACTTGATCGACAGATCCACGGCATCGTTGGCGAGGATGTCAGCCTCGAAGGCGATGTCGCCACGGCGCGCCGGATTCGACAGCAGCTCGGACTGATTGACCTGCACCCATTCCAGCAGCGGGAGCATCACGCTGTCCGGGTGGCCGGCGTAGTCGGTCACGATCAGGTTGAGCGTGTATTGGTACTCGAACGACAGCCCCGGCTGGAACGTGCTGACAATGCTGCCGGTGTCGATAAACACCAGCAGCCGGTCGGCATCGCGTGCCAGGTCCGGCAATGCCGCGACCAGATGCGCGCGCAGGCTGGCGGGCTTGATCACGGCGCTGGATCCGGTACGTGCAGGTCGATCCAGTCCTGCAGAGCGCTCAGCTGCGCGGCGGTAGCGTGGCAGCTGGTGTAGTTGTCGGTGACGGTACCGGCAATGCCAGAGAGCGTAATGCCGGCGGCCGGCGCATCAGGATCTCCGGTGGGCGGCCCGGCAGGGTTGCCCGAGGCGGCGGCGTCATGCAGCCGCACAAAGCCAGCAGGGATAGCGCAAGCAGCGTCTGCTTTCTGGGTGACATAGATCGGGATCTCGCGGGTGATGGTGGCGCCGGCTTCGCGCACGATCTGCACGCGGTCGACGTACTGCGTCACGACGGTGGTGGAGCCTTGGGCGCTGTCGCGTTCCGCCTCGGCCTGGCGCTTGGCCTGCAGCGCTGCATCGCGGTCTGTCTGCGCGGCGCTGACGCGCTGCTCTTGCCACACGCAGCCACCGACGAGCACTGCAATCAGCGCCAGCAGGATGATCAGCCGCGTGACCATCAGCTAACACCCAGGATCTGCAGGGCTCGCTTCGTGCGCGTGACGCGATCGCCGTGGCCTTCGGGCAAGCGCTTAGCGCGTGCGTTGCCCAGGTTGATCTTGCGGCCCAGGCCGAGCACATCGCCGGCATCGGCCAGCACGTTGAGGCCGTTGTCGTGCCAGTATGCCGCCGCACCCAGTGCGCTCGGCTCAATCTGCAGCAGCAGATCCGGCTGCTCTTCCACCGGCAAGCCGATCAGCACACCGATGCGGCGGTAGTTGCCCCGGAAGGTGTGCTGCATCGGACCACGGCCCCGGTAGCGGTGACCGTCGCCGCTGGAGGTGTTGCCGTTGCCCAGGCGATCGGCGTACACGAAGTTGGCCAGGCCGACAGGGTTGCGCAAAAACTTGGGCGCATGTGCCGGTGTGATGCGTGCGCCGAAGACTTCCAATAGCCGAGCGCTGGTGGTGTAGGTCAGCCCTTCTTCCATGCGCGACAGGCTCAGGCTTTCGTGACCGACCTGACCGAGCCAGTGCGCGGCGCGGCGCTTGGTGGTGATGCCAAAGCGGTTGGCGGCTGCGAGCAGGGGGCCGTGCCAGCGCTGTGCGCGTTGCGGCGAGCACTGCATGATCGAGGCGAGCTGGGTATCGGTGAACATCAATCGACCTTCAGGATGCGCGCCACATTGCCCTGGGCGCGGTAGGTGAGCACCGCCAGCACGATCAACGTGCCCAGGTGCCAAAGACTGACTTGCGAGCCGGCGCCGGCCAGCAGGATGTGCAGTGCCTGGCCGCCGGTGCTGGCGATCAGCAACCACGCGCACCAGCCCGCGCCGCGTCGATGGCGCGCATCGACCGGCCGGTGGTAGGTAAGCAGGCGGACGCAGATGGCGAGCGAGGCCATCAACGTCAGGACGGTGACCAGGCTATGCACTGGGCGGACCTCCACGACGTAGGAAGGAAAAGTCGAACGACTTGCTCTTTTCGATCAGGCCCAGCGTGACGGTGATCGCGCACGCCGCGCTGGCGAAGGCGGCCACGCCACTGGACTTGATCGGCAACCAGCGCAGGATTTCCGGCGCCAGCTGGTAGCCGGCGATCACGCTTACCGGGAAATAGATCAATCGCGCCAGCAGCGGTTGCTTGGCGGCGGACACTACGAACAGCGCGCCGCCGGCGAAGGCGCCGATCAGCGCATCGCCGTCGATGCCAGGCAGCACGGAGGCAAGGCCCACACCGGTGGCGATCAAAAAGCCGCTCGATACGGAGGTGGGTTCGGTCATCGGATCAGTCCCATAGCTGCACAAGCGGCGTCATCGCCGCTGTGGTGGTGGTTACCTCGGGCAACTCCACCGGCGTGCCGTGCGGGAGCACGGCGCCCAGTTCGGCCAGGCCGGGATTGAGGAGATAGGTACGCTCGACCAGGCCGGCCGTGCTGCCCAGGTGGCGCCAGCACAGCAGGTCGACGGTGTCGCCTTGCATGGCGTGCACGCGCATCAGATGAGCTCCACCGTGCTGCGCGGCAGGTTCTGCAGATCGCGTACCGCCCAGCGCTGGTCGCGGCGTAGCTCGGTAATGCTCGGCGACAAGTCGTCGGCGCGCTGGTTGGCGCTGTCGGTCGCATCGAAGCTGCGATACCGCTCTGCCACCTCGACAGCAGTGGCACACGCAACGGCGCGCAGATACAGCTGTACGCGGCGCGAGAGGCCATCGATAGTGGTGCTGGGCACATCGGTCAACACCGCGTAGCCGGCCGCCTGCTGCGTCTGCGCCCATACCTGCAACTCATCGTTGACCGCCAACATCGCAGCGACGATGGCGTGACGCAGGCGCGCATCGGTGACGGTGCCATCCAGGCGCATGCTCGCGCGCACGGCACCCGGTGCGATCGCCGGCCAGAACGGCGCATTGGCGATCGCATCAGGCGTGGCGCTGGTCATACCGGTGGCAGTGAATCCGCTCATGGATGGCTCGGAAGAGATCGCCGGTGGTCGGGGCGTCACCGCAGCGATTGAGTGCTGTGGATCAGCCCCGAGCCGGCGAGGGTTGCGGGGACGCTCGGTTATGCGTTGGTGCCCGCAGGCTCAACGCTGAACTTCTTCAAGAGGCGCTCGGCGCGCTCCAGATCCTTCTTGCCGCCGCAGGCGCCATGCAGTGCGATGGCGCGCTGCAGATCAGCCACAGCGGCGGCGACGATGGGTTGCGACTGGTCGGCAGGCGCCTCATCGGTGATGCCTGCCAGCGATGCGCGGGCCAGTGCCAGGTGCAGCTTGGCGCGCACCTCATCGGGCATGTCCTGCTCGGCGGTCAGCGCGGCGGTGTCGGCCAGCACGGCCGCATCGAATGCCTGGCCGGTCTTCTGTGCCGACAGCGCCGCCTCGGCAACTTCCTCGGCCAGCACGCAGCCCACCGTCCGGGAGAAGCGATCGGGCATCTGCAGGCCATGCTTGAGCACATAGGCGCCCAGCTCCAGCGCGCCGGCGTAGTCGCCGGCATCGATCCGCCACACCATGCAGGTCATGACGATCTCGTCCTGTGCGCCCTGACCACCGGCCAACACGCCGGCCAGATACGGCACGTAGGTCGGCAGCAGCTGCACCTTGAGCGCAGCCTTGCCCTGGGTGGACTGGATCTGCTTCAACCGCAGGCGATCGCTCTGCAGCTGCGCCATGTGCTGCTCGTAAGCCGTTGCGCCAGCCATCAGCTGGTGCGGTGCGCGCTGGGCGGCTTCCAGCTCGGCGAGCACGCGGCTGTGGTGACGCTTGGCGGGACTGTCGGCCATGATTTAGGCCTCGATCTCGATGTGCTCGACCACGCAACCCAGGCCGTAGTCTTCGACCACATAGGCATCGTTGGAGGACTCGTAGTTCTCGATGCGATCGCGGGCCGGCACTTCCTGGATATAACGGCGACGGCCGCCGGTCTGGTAGTAGATCGACAGGTTCGCAAGCGAAGTGACCATCAACGCGCCGTCCGGCAGGTACGGCACCTCGGCCACCTGCAGGCCGCCGACGCGGCGCTGGCTCAAGATCAGGTCGGTGGCGATCTTCTCGCTGGCCGCCTGGTCCTTGTTGACCATCGGGAAATACTTGTCGTGCATCAGGTCGCGGCCCAGCACCACCACCAGGCTCGGATCCTTGCGGTGCCACGGATCCAGCAAGTTGCTCACCACATCGAACACCAGCGCGTCGAGGTTGCGGTAGTCCGCGCCATCGCCGGCACCGATGACCATCTTGCCGGCCGTCTTGCCGCTCGCCAGCACGCGTTGGGCAGCATTGGTGCGGTACTGCTGCATCCAGCCGATGTTGACGTCTTCCAGTAGTGGGAACGCAGCGCGGTCGGTGTCGGGAGCGGCGTGCGTGCCGTTGAAGCCGATCTGCAGACGGTCCAGCGCCTGACGCTTGACGATGGCATCGCGCAGGCGCGCCTGGAAGTCCGGGAATTTGGCCCAGGCATCGAGCAGCGCATACGGGATGGCGGTGTCGAAGTCGGTCTTCTTGGCGACGTACTCGTTCTTGTCGAGCGCGGCGACGTTGCGCGGGGTGCGGGTCTTGCCGGCGCCGGTGTCGGTGCGGCTGGCGATGCTGCCGGTGACGCCGATGCCCACCTTCTGGCCGGACAATTCGTCCACCGGAATGATGTTGATCTTGGACAGGAACTCGCTGGATTCCTGCATGCGCGTTTCCAGCTTCTGCTGCACGGTCGGATCGACGGCGAATGAGTGGAAGGCGGAGGTGATGCCGTTGAGCTTGGCGATCTGATCGGCGAACTGATTGAACTGCAGGCGGGTGGCGTTTTGCATGGTGGCTCCGAAGGGTGTGGCGCTGCGGCGTATGTGTGGTGTGTGATCAGCAGTCGGTCAGCACAGCCGCGCCGCCGCCGGTGACCACCGGGCGCGCGGGCTGTGCGGGGTCGGGCTGCTGGGACAGCGACTCGCGCAGCTGCGCCAGGTCGTTCGCCAGCTGCTCGTGCTTGGTCTTTTGCTCGGCGTGCTCAGCCTGCAGGCGGTTGAAGCGCTCGTCCTGGCCGCGCACGTGCTCGGCGATTTCTTCGACGCCCTGGCCGAGGTCTGCGAACTGCTCGGCTGTGATGCTGGTGGCATCCTCGCTCTTGAGCGCAGTGCGGATCCGGCTGAGCAGATTGGCGACCGGTCCTTCGCTGACTTCGCTGAATTCCAGCGCGGTTTCTTCGGCGACGGTGAACAGGTTGCCCGGTGACTGCTTACGATCGGCCAGCGGATTGGCGTCGGGGTTTTGGCTAGCGAAGCTGAGCATGGAGGTGCCCAGGCTGGCCGGCGAATCGGTTACGGCCAGGCCGACCAGATACGCCTTGCCGGTGTTGGCGAACTTCTCCTGCACCTCGATGCTGGTGTAGAGCTTCTGCTTGGACTTGTTGATGGTGATCAGGTCGGCGGTCGGCTCGATCTGGGCGAATAGCGCCAGGCGCTTGCTGCCGTCGATCTCCACCTCTTCGGCCTTGACGGCGGTGACATCGCCATACGCACGGAACGGCGAGTCCGGCAGCAAGCTACGCATGTGCTCGATCCAGATGCGGGCGTTGTAGGTCTCGCGGTTGTAGGTGGCGGCCATGTCGTCGATCCAGCTGCGTTGGATCGTGCGGCCATCGGTGGTGGCGCCTTCGACGGCCACGCGGAACCAGTTGGAACGGAACTTCTTGGCCTTGGCCGACATGGGTGTCCTCTGCGCTGGATGCGTTTGCGATGACCCATGGTCAAACGCGACGCACAACGCAGCAACGCAATCACCGTGTAAACAAGGCGATTACGCGTCGTTGAACTGTCGGGATTAAGAGGTGGGCTGCACCCTGGTCGGCATGCAAAGCGTTGCCACCCAGCTCCCGATGGACACCCGCAGACAGGCCAAGTTCCTGTACTGGATGGGATGGCGCGTGACTGAAATTGCGCAGGCCATCGGCGAGAACGAGAAGACTGTACACAGCTGGAAGTCGCGTGACGAGTGGGATCGCGCAGACAATGTTGAGCGCATCGGTGGCGCGCTCGAAGCGCGCCTGGTCGTGCTGATCATGAAGCCGGAAAAGTCCGGCGGCGACTTCAAGGAAATTGATCTGCTGCATCGGCAGTTGGAGCGCCAGGCGCGCATCCAACGCTACCAGGGCGGCGGCAACGAGGCCGACTTGAATCCGGCCGTTGCCAATCGCAACGCTGCGCCGAAGAAGAAACCCAAGCGCAACGACTTCACCGAAGAACAGATCGAGCAGCTGACCACGGCATTCGTCGACGGCTGCTTCGACTATCAACGCGATTGGTACCGCGCCGGCAACGAGCGCACCCGCATCATCCTCAAGTCGCGCCAAATCGGTGCAACGTTTTACTTTGCTCGCGAGGCGCTGATCGATGCGCTCACCACCGGACGCAATCAAATCTTCCTCAGTGCGTCCAAGGCGCAGGCGCATCTGTTTCGCGGCTACATGCAGCAGTTCGTGCGCGAGACGATCGACGAGACGCTGTCCGGCGGCGACAGCATCGTGTTTCCCAACGGCGCCGAGCTGTTCTTCCTGGGCACCAATGCGCGCACCGCCCAGGGCTACCACGGCAATTTCTACTTCGACGAATTCTTCTGGACCTACGGGTTCAACGAATTGAACAAGGTCGCCAGCGGCATGGCGATGCACAAGAAGTGGCGCAAGACTTACTTCAGTACGCCGTCGAGCATGGCCCACGAGGCCTACACGTTCTGGACCGGTGAGCGTCGTAACAAGAGCAAGCCGGCCGCGCAGCGGATCCAGATCGATGTCTCGCATGACGCGCTGGCCGGCGGGCGCCGCTGCCAGGACCGCGCATGGCGGCAGATCGTCAACATCCTCGACGCCCAGCGCCGTGGCTGCGACCTGTTCGACATCGACGAGCTGCGCGAGGAATACAGCCCGGATGCCTTCGCCAACCTGTTGATGTGTGAGTTCGTCGACGACGGCGCCAGCGTCTTCCCGCTGGCGATGCTGCAGCCGTGCATGGTCGACAGTTGGGTCGAGTGGGGCCAGGACTACAAACCGTTCGCCGCGCGCCCCTACGGCGATCGCGCGGTGTGGATCGGCTACGACCCGGCCGAGACGGGCGACACCGCCGGCCTGGTCGTGCTGGCACCCCCGCAGCAGCCCGGCGGCAAGTTCCGGCTGCTGGAGCGCATCCAGTTCCGGGGCATGGACTTTGCCAAGCAGGCCGCCGAGATCGAGCGCATCACGCGCCGGTACTGGGTGACCTACATCGGCATCGACACCACCGGCATGGGCAGCGGCGTGGCGCAGCTGGTGAAGCAGTTCTTCCCGAATCTGGTCACCTTCAGCTACTCGCCCGAGGTCAAAACCCGCCTGGTGCTCAAGGCGTTCGATGTGATCCACAACGGGCGGCTGGAGTTCGATGCCGGCTGGACGGACGTGGCGCAATCGTTGATGGCCATCCGCAAGACCATGACGGCCAGCGGCCGCCAGTCCACCTTCACCGCCGGCCGCTCGGAAGAGACCGGCCACGCCGACCTGGCGTGGGCACTGTTCCACGCGTTGCAGAACGAACCGCTGGAAGGGCGCACCGCGCGCAACTCCGGCTTCATGGAGATCTCTTGATGTTGACCGACCAGCTGCCCGCCACCGCGCCTGCAGCGCCAGCCGTGCCCGCACACACCGAGGCGTTCACCTTTGGCGACCCGACACCGGTGCTCGATGGGCGCGGCGTGCTGGACTATCTGGAGTGCTGGCAGAACGGGCGCTGGTATGAGCCGCCGGTGGCGCTGGATGGCCTGTCCAAGACCACGCGCAGCAATCCGTTCCTTCAGTCCGGACTGATCTTCAAGCGCAATATGCTGGCGCGCACCTTCAAGCCGCACCGGTTGCTGACGCGCGAGGCCTTCGAGCAGCTGTCGCTGGACTGGATCACGCTGGGCAATGGCTACCTTGAGCGCCGCCGCAATCGCATGGGCGGTGCGCTGTCGCTCACTGCGCCGTTGTCCAAGTACATGCGGCGCGGCATCACCGAGGGCGAGTACTTCCAGGTGCGCACCTGGCACGACGAGCACGTGTTCGAGCCGGGCAGCGTGTTCCAGCTGCGCGAAGCCGATGTCGATCAGGAACTCTACGGTTTGCCCGAGTGGATGCCGGCGATGCAATCGGCGCTGCTCAACGAGTCGGCCACGCTGTTTCGGCGCAAGTACTACAACAACGGCTCGCATGCCGGTTTCATCCTGTACTTGACCGACCCGCAGCAGAGCCAGGAAGACGTCGACGCGCTGCGCAACGCCATGAAAGGCGCCAAGGGGCCGGGCAATTTCCGCAACCTGTTCCTGTACTCGCCGGGCGGCAACAAGGACGGCCTGAAGCTGATCCCGGTCAGCGAGGTGGCGGCCAAGGATGAGTTCAGCGGCATCAAGGGCATCACCCGCGACGACATGCTGGCCGCGCTGCGTATCCCACCACAGCTCATGGGTATCGTTCCGCAGAACGCAGGCGGCTTCGGGTCCATCCGCGAGGCCGCTGCCGTGTGGGCGGCCAACGAGCTGGAACCGCTGCAGGCGCGCATGTTGAAGATCAACGACTGGGTGGGCGATGAGGTGATCGCGTTCACCCCCTACGCGCCGCCAGTGGCCGCGTAATCCTTTCCCACTGCAAGACCACGCAATGCTCAAGAACCTCCGTTGTGGCGAATGCGCCCGCCTGCTGTGCAAGGCCGGCGCCTTCGATGAAATCCAGATCAAGTGCCCGCGCTGCGGCACGCTCAATCACCTGAAGGCCGAGAGCCTCACCTCCGATCGCCGCGAGCGAATCCAAGAAGGCTCTCACCATGAAAAACCAGCTCCTCCAGGGCGACGCCCTGACCATCCTGCCCACGCTCGAAGCGAATTCGTTCGACGCGCTGATCACTGATCCGCCGTATGCCAGCGGTGGCCTGCATGCGGCCGCACGGGCCAAGCCGCCCTCAGCGAAGTACGTCCAGGGTGGAGGTGCGCAACTGCATGCAGACTTCGTTGGCGACGAGCGTGACCAGCGCTCGCACCTGAAATGGATGCACCTGTGGCTGTCCGAGTGCGCGCGCGTGCTCAAGGACGGCGCGCCGGTCCTGCTATTCACCGACTGGCGGCAGCTGCCGCTGACCACCGACGCGCTACAGATCGCAGGATTCACCTGGCGCGGCATCACGGTCTGGGACAAGACCGAGGGCGTGCGGCCGCAGTTGGGGCGCTTCCGCAACCAGGCCGAATACATCGTGTGGGGTAGCAAGGGCAACATGCCGCTGGACCGACGCGCCCCGGTGCTGCCGGGTGTCATTCGTGAGCCGGCGACGTCCCCCCAAT